GTTCTAGCTGCACTTGCACTTGTAGCACCTGTTCCACCATCGCCAATCGCAAGTGTTCCTGTTATAGAACTAGCAGCAAGATCAACAGCAATTTCAGTAGATTCAATAACAAGTCCACCATTGGCCTTAAGATCAACACTCAATTCATTACCAGATTTATCTAATCCATCTCCAGCAGTTACGTTACCACTTGAAGAGAAAGTACTGAATGATAAATTATTTGTTCCTACAACAGCAGATCCTTTATTACTTGTACAAACAAAACCAATATCAGCATTAGTTGATCCTTGTTCTACAAAAGAAAACGCACCAGCAGCATCAGCACCTGTAGCTAAGTCATCAGCCCTAGCTGGTGTATCTCCTACAACATAGATACCATTTTGTGTGGCTGTGCTCTGATCCTTAACAAGAACTCTGTCTCCATTTGCAAGAGTTACTCCATCTATTGAATCACCACTATTTAAAGCAGTCGCAATCGTAATATTTGCTGTTGTAGCTGCGACACAACTTCCTTTTACGTCTAATCCTTCTGAAACAGAATCTACATATCCTTTTGTTGCAAAATGAGCATCGGCAGTGGGTGTAACTCCAGAAACAGTGCTTGTTGCACTAGCTAATTGGTCAAGTCTATTTGTTCTTACTTGTGTATCAAAATCACTAATTTTCGATGCTGTTAGCGTTGGAATATCTGCGACAACAAGTGACCTAAATGTTGGTGCAGCGTCACTACCTGTTGTTGGTCCTGATAATACTAAATTAGCTGCTCTTACTGTTGCTTTATCAAAAAATGCTCCCTTACCACCAATAGGAATAATACTTGTAGCTGAACCTCCCGATCCTCCTGTGCCCGTACCATAGACTAAAACTTCATCGCCTTCTCTAAAAGCAACTTCAGCATTTTCTAATGACGTTGGGTTTGATGATCCAGTGGATCTTTTTATCCTGATCGTGTTAGCCATTAGAAGTTACCTCCGTCTACGAGTGTAAGTTTAGTTGTTGTGGTATCTGCCTTAAAGTTACCAGATGTGGAGTCATAATACAGTATTGATCCATCAACTTTTGCAGAAACGTCAAAAGTAAGACCACTAATAGATCCTGATGGACCTTGTGGACCTTGCGTTGTGATCTCAACTGTAGTTACATCAGAAACCTGTGAAACTACAACTTGATTAGGATTGCTCATGCTGTGTAACCCTCACTTATAAATAGTTTACCCTCTAAATAATAGTTTTTGCTACCACCTGGTTCTGTTAATAATACGTCATAAAACAAAATCTTTGGAGTAAAAGTAGCTGTTTGTGTATCTGTAAGAGAAATATCTATAATCCCATTGGTTCTATCTGTATAAGCAACTGTCCAATCTGCATATTTTGTGGAGCGTGATTCATCATAAACTTGTGCAGCTACAGTATATCCAGTTAAATTTATTGCCGATCCAGTTGAATCTTTAAATGTTAATTTAATAGGAAAGTCTGCTCTCCTATCAACAGTAAAGTTTTTCTTGCCTGGAATTATTGCCATTTATACGGTTACTTCCATTGCTGTAATAATTGTAGGAAATCTAGCTTGACTAGCATCATCACTACTATTATCGTTTCTACCCAAGTAAAACGTGCCAGCACTTGATCCTGCCCTTCTGTGCTGAATACTATAAGTTGTTGCAGAAGTGGTAGCTGGTGAATCTAAAAATTCAAAAGACGTTTGGACGTATGCAATACTACCACCACCATAAGTATCAATTACTGTACTAGCTAAAGTCCTACTTCCATCACTCGCACCAACACCTATTCCTGTACCTCCTCTAGCTAATCTAAAATGATGCGCCCAATTATCATTACTGCCAAAACCAACAAATGTAAATCTAACTAATACTTTATTAGAGTTAGATGAAGGTGTGATCGTTACTGTCGGGCCTATATTTGTAAAACTATCTGCTGTTGATGATGCGGTATCTGTTTTTACTGACTGAACGACCTGTATTATTCCACCATTAGCACCACTTGGCAGGCCACCTGTTGGAACGATTGAATTGACTTTAAGTTGGCTCATGCTCCTATCTCCATACAAGTAATGTAGCTAGTTGTTCTATTTCCGTCACCCGTATTATTTTCATCAGTCTCCTGATAATTTATTCTCATTTCATTATTTTCAGGATGACATTGTATTTTATAATTAATCTGTGAAGTTGTACTTGGAGAATCTAAAAGCTGAGTATGAGGAGCTAATGACATATAATGTGAGTTACTACCATCTGCCGTATATAAATGACCAGAAAAAGATGAAATATTTCTTGCACCAGCAACATCGGCTCTTCCTATATTCGTTGCAGTACCACCTATTGTCCTAACTATTCTCCCTGCACCTCCAGCACCTTTAACAGTATATCCAGAATATCCAGCAAAAATCAAAATTTTACTACTGGTTCCTGAAGGGGTAATATCAACTGCAACACCTATATCGACAAACCCATTAAAACTTGAACTAAAAGTATCAGTTTTTCTAAATTGAACAACTTGTAAAATTTTTCCAAACGGAAAAGCTGAACCGTCTGTTTCAGTTATTGCATTAACTTTTAATGTACTCATGGCTTGGGATTAGCATCTTTTACTGCTTTGATATGAGTAGCCCATGTGCCAGATGTTGTAACAGTTCCAGCAACTATATCCTTATATAACATATCTAACTGATCTCCTATGGAAGCATAAGTGGTCGAACCATCAGTTGTTCTATCTGTCTTGTACTTAACAGCAGCAGCTTCAGCATCTAATGTAGTTCTTGCAGCATCTATGAGAGATTGATCCAAAGTTACAGAATTACCGCTTGCATCAAAAGCACCAGCACTATCATCAATAGTAACTACCGTTCCAGTGTATGCTTTGTAAATTGCTTCGTGATCTAAGGCCATAATCAGTTTTTAATTAGATTATACACGGAAGTAATCATGCTGACACCTCCATTACTGTTATTGAAGAAGCTGTTCCTTCACCTGTACCAGAACCTTTTCTATTTAGATAATATGTTTGGTTTCCACCAGAGCCTTCACAAGCCCATTGTAATTTATAAGTTGTAGCAGATGTTGTAGAAGGAGAATCTAAAAAATTTTGAGTAAAATTCATCATATATTTATTAGAAAAAGTCTTATCAGCTATTGATACATTTAAACTTGTTCCTGATGTGCCTACACAAATATCTGTAGAACCTCTAAGAAGTTTTATTGAGTTATTCCTGTCACTTGTGCTTGTAGAAACATTAACTACGAAAAAAACATAAATTTTACTTGAAGAGCTTGTTGGTGTAATTGTTACAGACATTCCAGAAATATCTGCAAATGTTGAGGAACTATTACTTGTAAATGAAGTTACATCAGTTTTTACTGTTTGTTTTATTTGAATTATTCCACCACCACCGCCTGTTGGTACACCAGCTACTGGGATAATACTGTTGACTTTTAATGTGCTCATAATTTAAACGACTGTCCAGGTTTCACCAGCACCAACTGTAACTGTTACCCCTGATTGTATAGTAATCGGACCAAAGCTGCCAGCATTTTGTCCATTAGTAATAGTATAACTCTGTGTCACTGTTTGGTCGTTTTCCCAGAAGATATTGTCGCTTCCAGCACCTTGAGCACCTGCTCCAGCAGCAGCCCAACTTAGCGTTCCAGAGGCATCAGATACAAGAGCATAACCAGAGACAGACGCATCGGTAGCTGGTAAAGTCCATACAACATTAGAAGAAACTGTAGCTGGTGCTTGAAAACCTACATAATTACTACTATCAGCATCAGCAAAACGTAAATCACTTTGAGCCTGTAAAGTTATACCACTCGAATCCATTATTAATCTTTCTGTGCCACTAGAAGAAAATCCCATTACATTTGCAGATTTTCTAAATAATCCTAAATCTGTATCTGTATCAAAACTTATTGCAGGAGCAGAGGCAGTTCCACCGTCATCAGCAAGAAAAGCACCTGTCATAGTACCTCCAGCTTTAGACAGTAAACCTAAATTAGCTTGATCTATATTTCCTATCTCAGTAAAAGCACCATTACTTGAATTTCTTATTTTTAAAATATTTGTAGTGGTATTCAAAAAAGGCATACCAGCTACACATTGACTCGAAGCTAAGTCAGATGACTTTGAATTACTTGATTGGATCGCAGCAAAAACATTATTAAGATCAGTTCTTACGTTGGCTCCTGAGGCATTTTCGATTGTATAGTTTGTAACGTCAGCCATAGCTAATAACTATTTTTCTCCATGTTAACCTCCTTTACCAAAACCAACAGCACTGTAGGTAAAGTTCCTATCAATACTAGCATTACTTGAGTTTTTAAAATGAACTGTAAAGCCAGTTCCAGATATACTGCTAAGTTCAAAATAATCACCAGTTGCCATGTTTTGAGGAGAAATATTAACAGAAGGCAAGAAACTATTAAGATTACCTAGTCCAGACGTTCCGACAAAGAATGGTGCTGTAAATGTAACAGCTTTTGCTCCTGCTCCTGATGCTATAACCGAAGATTGTTCAGTTCTTGATGGCATTGTTGCTGTATATCCTGCTTGTTGAAGATTCATATTTTGTGCTGTATCTGCTGTGTTTAAAGTGATCCTAAACTGAAACCCTCTTCCTTTAAATGTTCCATTAGCAAAATCATTAAAAGATGTATATGTAGGGGAACTGGAAGGGTTGTCAGTTGTAGTTCGGACAGCTATTTTTGCATTGGCTTCATTTGCAACTGTGCCATCAAAGTCTGTCCAAGTATCTATATTGTCTGTCCTATTATCAAAGGCATCTCCTACATAAAAACCTTCTCCTTGAAAATGTCTTTTTAAGACAAGTGAGAATGTACCACCAAGATCAAGAGTATCTACAAAATCATAAGTACCAGTAGCATTTGCTGTTGGATCTGTAAGTTTTAATCCACCAAGAGATGAATCGTAAGTAACATTTGATTTAGTTCCGTTATATGGTGTTCCATCTGTATCTTCTCTGTCAGTTTTAACTGTAATAGAATCTAAAATATCAACTAAAGATAGCTCTACTTTTGCTTCTGTGGCACTAAATCTACCACCATCATCTTGAAACTTTAATAAGTAAGTTCCAACGAGTGCAGGAACAATACTTTCTGTTGAGTTACCAGCTACAGCTTCAATTACATCTTGGGCAGATTGGAACGTAGCATTATTTCCAGTTTGATTAGAGTGCCTTATATAAACTCGACCACCATGAAGAACATCAATAGCAGTTGCTTGTGTAAACCTTAATCTTACAAACTGCTCATTAATAGGTTCGATAGTCAATCCAGATACATTTTCTGGTAATGCAGTTTTACCTTGAGCAGTAAATGTTGTCTCTGTAAAGTTTGAAGATATTTCTCCTCTTGCATTATATGAAAATACTTGAATTGTATAAGTTCCTTTTACAGTGTCTAAAAGTTCAAAGTCACTACTGAATACAACTTGAGAAGTATAGTTTCCATTTTCTATTTTGTAATTAACAAGATATTGCGTAACACCTACTTGTGGTTGCCAATCAACAATAAGTTTACTCCTAGCAATGTTATTTATAACAACTGTCTGCTCTGTAACTGTTAATGCACTTGGAGGATTAGCTGGTTGATTTAATATAGATATAGTTCTTGTAGGCAAAGCAGTTCCATCTTCAATAAAAGCATATTTACCCTCAACATAAGATAAAGCTGTAATTACATAATTAATATCATCTTGTTCTTCAACTTGAATAACTCTAAATAACTGAGTTTGTAATGTTGTACTGGATATTAGATAAGGGGCATTTACATTTGGTGCGGAAGAAAAAGCAGAGCTTACTGTTAAAACTGCTCCTGTAATATCAGATATGCTCTTAGATTCAACTGAGCCATCAGACAAAATTACACTAATAGTTGGGTTGTCATTTAATGCTGGTAAACCAGTTTGTTCTAAAGCATCAATAGTAATAGCAGTAGTTGTTGCAGATACAACTCGGCCACCTCTTCTAGCTCCTGCTCTTACTGGATCGTTTATTTCAATAACAGAACCAGGTCTTACAACAATTCCTGCATCTATTGAAGTTGAAAATGTAACTGTTTCACTCTCATTTTGTTCAGCAAA